GGCCACTCAGGCCTACCCGCTCGTTGAACTATGACTAACAACAAATCTAACGTTGTTCAGGACTGTAAAGTCCTACAGGGCGAACGTCCGTCTATACGGAACGTTTGTTCCCTGTGTCATATCGGTCCTTGTATCTATACCATCTCTACAGGTGGTTACGATAGGCGGCCTCGGCCGCACCCCAAACGGGGCAAGCAAAGGCGTCGTGGAGGTAGGAAGTCCTATCCTTCAACGTCGACTGACAGTGCATCGGAGAATGTTTCTTTTCAGAAGCATTCCATTTACTACCACTACCCCACTGACAATATTGCTATTGACTTTGGGGTAGAGGATGTATCCATCTCCGCGAGTGCGGAGTTGGAGGCTCTGACATCCTTTTACAGGATGCCGGAACGAGGCGATACGGCGTGTTGGCACAATAAAGTGTTCATCACTAAACCGCAAGACCTCAATGCACCTGTGTGGTGGCGCTATAAGTATTCTAACTATAGCCACAAACACACCACCAGCGTTATCGAGCCGGCTTCTAGGGGCGCCGATTATATCTACAATCGGTTTCTCTGTCGAAGCCAGCAGGATGACGTATTCGGTGAACTTCTTGAGCTCGCTCAGGAGTACCGATCCAATGCATATTCTACGATGGTCCCGTCTTTGTCGACGGGATTCTCAGCTCTTAACTTTCTACTGGAGTTGAAAGACTTCAGTAGTTGGTTAAAACTCATGAGGGGCCCCTTAAAGGCCCTTCGTGACGTTGCTGGAAACCTTCGTAAAAAGCCGATGAAGGAGATTATTGATCTCATATCGAGTGGTATACTCGAATGGAATCTTAGTATCCTTCCGGGTTATTCGGATCTAGTCAAAATAATCGACATCATGACGAACTTTAAAGCTCGCGTGAATCGGTTCCTAGAGACGAGTAATCGTTTAGAGACTCGGCGGCACTTCATTAAGGCCGTCGATCTCCGTCAATCTGTAGAAGAGCTGTTCAAGTTCAAGCTCGAATTGAGTTCCTTTAATACGCTCCAGAATAACTGGGCGTACTATTGGCTCTACGAGCCTACGCTTGAACCGCAGACAGTTGCAAAACTGTCTAGTCCAAAGGACAAAGGCATATATGCCGCGTACATGGACTTCGACTACTGCGTATCTAAGTTAGTGGAATGTGATTCCTTCTTTCTTAGTGCGCTGCAACAATTCGGAGTGAGACCTGACGCTTCCATTATTTGGAACGCCATCCCATTCAGTTTCGTTGTTGATTGGTTCTTCCGCGTAGGTGATTACCTACAGAAGAACTATTCGATTGACGTCATCTCAGCACTGGTCAACGTCCACAGGTTCTCTGAGTCTCTTCGACTCAGGTTATCCTGGGACCTTAAACCTTGTGTTAGACCGGGTTATGTTGATGCTAATGACTTCAGCATGAGTACTCCGAGTGTCGCCTCATCGGCGATCCACGGACAGGTCTACGCTCGATATCAGGCTTTGCCTGATGTCGATAACTCGTTCACAACAGGCGACGGCTTCGATTTGAAGAGAACCGCAGTATCTGCGGCCCTCCTTCAGAAGGGAGTCCGTCGTCGTTAGAATTACACATATGTTTAAATCGAACATTACTCTTCCCACGAAATCCGTGTCAGCTGATGCTGATCTAGGTATCGCGGCAGTTGGCTCCTCGAGCCAGTTTGCCTTGACCGCCTCGCTCGACAATCAGAAGACCGTTCGTAGGAATACGACAGTCGGTGACATTACGGTTGCCCATTCGGACTCGAAAGAGTTCGGAGGAGCCTCCAAACGTCACGTTCTGAGAGTTGATCTGAAGCAGAACGGGAATATCCCGGCTGCTTCAGCATATGTCGTTATCGCACATCCTGATACACAGTCTGGGATCACTCGGTCGGTGGAGGCATTTCACCTCCTCCTTCTGAGTGTCCTCAAGCTGGCTCAGGACGAGCTCGTCGCTTCTGGCAGTATTGTTACTGCTCTTGGTGATGAGTTCGATGCTGCGATCGCTAACGCTGACGGGAAATTGATTATATTTCCTTCAGCTGCTGGCGGCTACGACATTAGCGTCGCCTTCGATCAGGGAATTTCCCGGATCGCTGGCAACGAGGGCTAATAGCCCTCGTCGGTCGGGAAGTAGGTTACGTTCGACTCCGCATATGTGGAGGAGGAATTAGCGATGAAAATCGCGAGCCATAATAGCCCTGGTACGATGAATTATCGTCGTATCATAATTGCGCTCATTGAGCGTGACCTGAAAGACCTATGGAGTTCAAACAAGCAACTTCAGCGTGATTGCACGGAGATTAAACTCCGGCTCCGCGCTGAGGGGCTTTGCTTTCTAACGAAAGCATTGCCTTCCCTCGGCAAGGCTCTTGATAGAGCCCTCGCTAAGGGATCTCAGTTCTGCCTCCCTCCCGGGTTTTCCCGGAGAGAAGGTGAGATACCGAAGTTATTCGGAGATCTCTTCCTGAGAGTGTTTGGACCCGGGGGCGAGCTCCTGCCCGCTCCCTGTATTAGGTCGGTGGCAGGACTAAGACAACTAGCTTATATGTTTTATAAGCTGCAACTACCATATACTGATGAACAAACTCGAAGAGTTATTCGTCAATTTGTGGACGTGGATACAAGTCTCCCCGATGATACGGGGGACTATTGTCCTAATGATAGTTATCTCGACTGTGTTAGGAAGCTCCTTGCTTCCTTCGCACATGGCGAGGACTATACGGACATTATCCCGCATCACGGACCAGGTAGTGTCGCCACAGGAGAAAGTAATCTCGAGAAAACCAAGTTTTCCCGAATTTACGATACCCTAGAGCGGCATTATCCATTTACGGAATACTTCCGTTTTGGATTAACCCATGTCTGTGATGATCTCGGAGAATTACAGGAGCTTGAACAACATGCGCATCCTTGCGCTAAAGTTGTCCTTGTTCCCAAGGATTCACGAGGTCCACGGTTGATATCAATGGAGCCTCTGGAGGTTCAGTGGATTCAACAGGGCGTTAAAGATAAACTTTATCGCCTTATAGAGTCTCACCCCCTCACTAGAGGTCAGGTCAATTTCACGGATCAAACCGTGAATCAAGACCTCGCGCGGTCCGCATCTTTTGATGCGGGCTGGGCGACCATGGATATGCAGGAAGCGTCTGATAGGGTATCGCTAGCCCTAGTAAGACGCCTTTTGGGAGATTCCCCTCTCTGGGACGCTTTAGAAGCGACTCGGAGCAAGGAAACCCTCCTTCCTGATGGTAGTCGAATGGTCTTAAAGAAGTTTGCTCCTATGGGTTCAGCTTTATGCTTTCCCATTGAAGCGCTCATCTTTTGGGCCATGTCGGTTGTTAGCCTGCGGATGCACTCGAGCTATAGCTTGCGTTTTGCAAGCAAACTCGTGTACGTCTACGGTGATGATATCGTGGTCCCCATTGGGTTCCACGAGCAAATCCGAGCGGACTTAGAGCGGTACTCACTCCTCTTTAATGAGGATAAGTGCTGCACTTCGCCTAAGCCCGGATTCCGCGAAAGTTGCGGCGTTGACGCGTTTTTGGGAGAGGATGTTACTCCTATCCGCGTTAAACGATTAATCACCGACAACCCCAACCATTGGTTGGCCTCGTACGTAGATCAGAGCAATCTGTTCTATATGCGTGGCTACCAAGGCGTAGCGGACGTCATGGAATCAATCTGTCGTAAGACGGGTTTTCCCATACCCACGCTGGCTATGCCAGCTGGAGTATTGGCGTTTTACCGCCCATACGCGACACGTCAGATGCGTCGAGTTCGATGGAATCGAGCTCTTCAGCGGACTGAAGTGCGAGGTATGCAGGTTGTACCAAAAAGGCACGTCCCGTTGTACGACGGATGGGGCGAGCTGCTCCGTTCATGGTATCCCTTCGTAAGAAGGCACGCCGTGTCGGGCTCTACGTTAGTAGAGTCGCAGTTCGATTCACCGTTGTGTGCACGTGGGAAAAAACTCACGTACAGCGATCGCCATGCTTCAAAACTGAAGCTGGCGTGGAGCCCTTATCACGTTTCGTGGTAAGGTGTTAGAAGGTTGGGGGACCGGCTTGCCGGTCCCCCATCTCTTCCGTAGAAGGCGTCAGGAG